AAAGTATATTTTTAGAAGACGCTATTGATATAAGAGAAGTTAGAAATATTAAGTTAGCTAATCAGCTGCTTAAGTTTAGAAGATTAAAGAAACAAGCTGTAGATCAACAAGCCGCACAGGCAGCTTCTGTAGCTCAAGCGCAAGCACAAGGGGAGGCACAAATTGGTATTGAAAATGCAAAATCACAAGCTGCTCAAGTTAAAGCTGATTCTGCTATTCAAATATCTACTGCTGAAAACGAACTAAATATTAAGAAAATGCAATTTGAAGCTGAAACAAAAAAACAGCTTATGCAATTTGAATATGATCTTAATGTAAAATTAAAAGAATTAGAATTATCTGCGCAAAAAGAATTAGTTGAAAAACAATCTGAAACGCAAGAAAGAATTGCTGATAAAAAAATATCAGTAAGTTCTATAGCTGGCCCGCCTAAAACAGAAAAACCAAAAAAGTCATTTGAGTCAAAGGGTAATGACGTACTGGGAGGTTTTGACTTATCTAGGTTTGAGGCAAAGTAAATTAAACTATTATATTATATCTTATGGAAGAAAACATTGAAGTAAAAGCGGTTGAAGTAAAAGAAGAAACTTCACCGCAAGAAAAAGAAGCCGCTGTGCTAGAACAAGCAATAGAAAGTGGCGAAGTAGATTCTAACTATGGGTTTCAAGATGACGGCGTATATCGCGTAAATGTTGATACCCCTCCAACACAAGAAGCTGATGCCAGTGAAAAGCAAAGCGCAGATGAGGTATCTGTACGCAACGAACCCGAAGCTAGCGAAGAAGTTCGTGAAGAAAACGAGCAAGAAAGCATTGAAGAACTTACCGAACAAAGTGAAGAAAAAGAAGAAAAAGAAACGTTAGAGATTGTAGAAGAATCTGAACAAGAAATTGTGCAAGATACTGAACAAGATGTTGCGCAAACAAACGAATACCCAGAAGATATCCAAAAACTAGTAGAGTTTATGCAAGATACGAATGGTACTTTAGAAGATTATGTTAATCTTAATAGAGACTATTCTAAAATGGATAATACTACATTAGTTTATGAATATTATAAAAATAATAAACCTCATTTAAATAACGAGGATATTAATTTTTTAATGCAAAAAGATTTTGCTTATGACGAAGAGGTTGCAGAACCTGCTGAAATAAAAGCAAAGCAATTAGCATTTAAAGAAGAATTATACAAAGCTCAAAAGCATTTTAATGATTCCAAGGAAAAATACTATGCAGATCTTAAGTTAAGAAAGCAAAATGAAGTACCCGAAGAATATAAGGAAGCTCAAGACTTTTATAACGAAGCAACTAAAATACAGGAAAGAGCAGAAAAATTAAAAAACACATTTGATACTAGAACAAATAATTTCTTTAGCCAAGAGTTCAAAGGTTTTGATTTTAAAGTTGGAGACAAAAAATATAGGTTCAAAGTAGACGATACAAAAAAAGTAAAAACAGCTCAATCAACAATTGACAATTTTATTAAACCTTATTTAAATAAAGAAGGCGAAATGGAAAAAGTTGGTGATTATCATAAAGCTTTATTTGCTGGAAGGAATGCTGATAAATTAGCAGCCCACTTTTACGAGCAAGGCCGTGCCGATGCCATAAAAGAAACAGTAAAAAAATCTAAAAATATTGATATGACACCCCGCAGCGATAATTCAGCTGTACAAAACCCAAATAGTAAAGTTAGAGTTGTTGAAAATGATTCCTCAAATAGGTTGCGCATAAAATGGAATAAATAATTTTTAAAATTTAAAAAATGGCTTTTACAAGTGGAATACCAGCAGCTTTGCAACCAACTCAAAGCAAAGCTCTTTATACTGGTAACTATATTGATTTTACAGATAGCTCATTTAATCAGTGGGCTCAACAATTTTTACCTGATGTATACGAACAAGAAGTTGAAAGATATGGAAACAGATCTATAGGTTCTTTCCTTCGTATGGTATCAGCGGAGATGCCATCTACTTCAGACCAAATTATTTGGACTGAGCAAGGTAGATTGCACACACGATATGCTAATGCTATTTATCTAAGTAATGCGGGCACAATGCCAACTTCAGGAACTACTCCCGGAACCGCAAATGCCGCTACAACGGGAGGTATTGTATTGAACTTTAATGTTCCTACAGCACAGCCTACAAGCTTGGGTATTACTTCTCAAGGAACAACTGCTGTTAATTTCCGAAAAGGACAAACAGTAATGATTCAAGCTCAATCTTCAGCTACTTCAGCTGTTGGTGGTGGTGGAGCAGTAATTAAAGGTATTGTAACTAATGTTTCTGGTAACTATTTCCAAGTTAAATCTTTAACTGGAATTCCTGCAATTACAAATGCACAAAGATTTACAGCTCTTGCTTACGGATCTGAATTTGCAAAAGGTACTGGTAACTTTAACGAAAAGCTAGACCCTAGCTATGCTACATTTACCAATTCTCCTATTATTCTTAAAGAGCATTATTCAATCAACGGTTCTGATACCGCTCAAATTGGTTGGATTGAAGTTACTTCTGAGAATGGAGCTTCTGGATACCTTTGGTATTTGAAGTCTGAGCATGAAAACAGACTGCGCTGGGAAGACTACCTAGAAATGTCTATGGTTGAAGGTGTTAAGCAATTGAACACTGGAGCTACCCTAGATTTTTATGATTCAGGCATTACAGCTACAGCTAAAGGTACTGAAGGATTTTTTGAAGCTGTTGAAGCTAGAGGTAATGTATACTCTGACTTTGGTGCACAAGTTTCAGGCGGTGCTTTAACTGATTTTGATGCTGTTCTTAAGCAACTAGATAAGCAAGGCGCTATTGAAGAAAATATGCTTTTCTTAGGAAGAGATCTTTCTTTAGAAATTGACGATATTCTTGCACAACAAAATGGTGGATACTCTGGAGGTACTTCTTTCGGTGTATTTAACAACAGCGAGGATATGGCTCTTAATCTAGGATTTACTGGATACAGAAGAGGTTCTTATGATTTTTACAAAACTGATTGGAAATATCTAAATGATTTTTCAACAAGAGGTGGTTTTAAAGATATTGAAGGTGTGCTAGTTCCTGCTGGTACTTCTACAGTATATGATCAAGTTCTTGGGAAAAACATTAAAAGACCTTTCTTACACGTAAGATATAGAGCTTCTGAAACTGAAAACAGAAAAATGAAATCTTGGGTTACTGGATCTGTAGGTGGCGCTTCTTCATCTCCAATTGATGAAATGAGAATGCACTATCTATCTGAAAGATGTTTAATTGTACAAGGTGCTAATAACTTTGTATTGTTTAAAGCATAGTGATTAATAGAGGATGGGCGGCTTCGGCTGCCCTTACCCTCTTTTTTAATTTTATTATATTATATTATGACTACACAAACAAAAAAAAGAATATCTGACCCTGAAAAAGGGTGGGAAGTAAAAGATAGAGTATATATTTTATCGCAAAATAGATCACCAATAAGCTGGACTATTCAGTCTAAGCATACAGTAAGAAAACCTTTATTTTGGTTTGATGAAAATACTGGTGAAAATAAAGAAATAAGATATGCCACTAATCAAAAGTCTTTATTCGTTGGAGAGCAAGACGGCTATGTTACTTTGGGGCATGTTACATTTTTAGATGGAGTTTTAGAAGTACCAAAACAACAGCAAGCTTTACAAAAGCTTTTATCAATATATCATCCTCATGTAGGCGATTTATGGCAAGAAATTGACGAGGTTGCAGAAGCATCTGATGAAATTGAAACTTTAGAGCTTGAATTAGAGGCATTAAATTTAGTTAAAACTTTAGATATTGAGCATTTAGAAGCTATTATGAGAACAGAGTTAGGTTCTACAGTAGCAGACATGACGTCTAAAGAATTAAAAAGAGATGCTTATAGGTTTGCTCAAAATGATCCTGCATTATTTATAGAGTTATCTCAAGATGAAGATATTAAATTAAGAAACTTAGCAAATAGAGCGGTTGAAATGGGTATATTAAATCTTACAGATGATGGAACTACATTTAAATTAGCAAACGGTAAAAAGGTAATGACAGTACCTTTTGACCAGCATCCCTATGGGGCATTAGCGGCGTACTTTAAAACAGATGAAGGCGTTGATTTAATGAAATCTATTATGAAAAAAATTTCATAATAAAAGGGCGTAGAGTGAGAAATCAACTCTATGCTCACTAATTAATAAATAAAACATGGTAAATATAAACGACGTATACCAAACCGTACTTACTATTGCTAATAAAGACAACAGGGGTTATATAACGCCTGAAGAATATAATAGACTTGCTGATATAGCTCAAAACGAAATATTTGAAAGTTATTTTAACAAGCAATTAATGTATGAGGCTGGTGGTTTGTACAATGCTGATTTTTCAGATCCTATAATAACTACCGCAGAAAAAATTAATATTTTTTATAATAATAGTGATTTAACTCAATCAAATGGGACTTGGGGCTTCCCTGCTGATTTTTATAAATTAGGCAGTGTACAAGTTAATAGTATAGAAGCAGATTTTGTTTCTCATAAAGACGTTAAGTTTATAAACCAATCACCGTTAACTTACCCTGTAGCAAGCCAGCCTGTTTATACAATAGTTGGCAGCGCTGTTAGAATATATCCTGCAACAATAACAGCAGGTGTTAATATAGAGTATTTAAAGAAGCCTAATGAGCCTAAATGGGGTTATATAATGCCTACAGCCTCACAAATAGCTTCCGGAGTACCTAATAAGCCCATATACGATTCCACAACTTTTAATCCAGCTACTGACAGTTATACAGCAACCGCGAAGTCGTTAAACTTTGAATTACATACTTCAGAATATTCAGAGTTAGTATATAAAATACTTACTTTAGCAGGAGTTACTATAAAACAAGCAGACATAGCGGGATTTGCACAAGGCAAAGAACAACAAATACAAGCAACTGAACAATAATGGCAATATCAAGAAAACCTTTAGACGTAGATAATTACTCAGCACTTGAGGGAGGCACAGGTACGGCAATTCCTGGTTATTATAGTAGAGTACATTTAAATGATATTATAAATAACTTTATTGTAGGCTATATTGGTGACGATAAAATATTGACCAAAGTACCTAGATATGAAGTAGCTTTTTGGGCTCAAAGGTCTGTTCAAGAGTTTAGTTATGACATTTTTCATGCGGAAAAAAACATAGAAGTAGAGTTAAGCTCTACATTGCAATTGTCTTTACCTTCTGATTACGTAAATTATGTTAAAATATGTTATGTAGACAACGAAGGTAATCATAGAACAATACAAAACTCAAAAAACAGCAAAGCAACAAAAGCGGTAGCGCAGGATGGAGATTTTAAATACATATATGATCAAGAAGGTAATTTAACTTTTAGTGAAATATCAGAAACAGCTAGTAGATTTCAAGAGTCTAAAGTTGAATTAAAGAAAAAAGATTTTCAAGATTATTTTGACGATAATAATATAGACAATTATGATACTAGATATGGGTCTGAGCCAGAAAGACAAAATTCAAATGGTACCTATCTTTTAGATTTAGAAGCTGGTAAAATATATTTTGATTCTGCTTTTAGTGAAGGTGATTTAATATCTATACAATATATATCAGATGGGCTAGGTGACAACGGCAATTTTGATAATGTTTTAGTTCCTAAGCTTGCAGAAGACGCTGTATATTCTAACATGCTTTATAATCTTTCTAAACTTAGACCTAGCGCTGCAGGTGCTGCAGCTTTATATAAGAAGGAGGCGGCCTCAAAAATGCGTAATGCAAAAATTAGGCTAAGTAATTTAAAACTTGAAGAATTAACACAAGTTCTTAGAGGGAAATCTAAGTGGATTAAACACTAATATATGCCAGAAATTAAAAGACTCTTTAACGCGAGCAAAATGAATCGCGATTTAGATGACAAAATGCTTAAGCCCGGTGAATATCGAGAAGCATTAAATATAAATGTTAGTAAGTCAGAAAGTGCGGATATAGGTGCTGTTGAAAATATTTTAGGAAATAAGCTTATTAATGATACCAGTTTGTCTGGTGCAAAAGTTATAGGCGAATATAGAGATAACGGCAATGAAAGAATATATTATTTTATTACTACAAATTCTTCATATAACGAAATAAATAGCGGTAATCATCAAATAATA